CGTACCGGATGCCTGGCGGCAGATCGTCTGCGCGCACCGGCTTCCAGTACCGCTCAAGGTAGATCCGCTTGGCCAGATCCAGCGGCAACTCGCGCATGTCGCCCTTGTAGCCCACCTCGCGGGCCACCGCCTCGGTGACGCCGAAGCGGGTCCTGCCCCCGGGGTCTGCCGGGTGGTCACTGAAGTCACCCTCATGCCCCAGCAGTAGCGCGAACGCAGTGTCGAAGTTCATTTGGTAGGCCAGTGGGTAGTGAGCCACGACACCAAGGCGCCGGCCATCGACGCGATGGTCATCCCCATCCAGAAGCCGCCCTTGCCCTTGTTGGCCAAGGCCAGCAACTCCTTGATGTCACTCTGCATCGCTGCCACTTGGTCTTCCAGTGTCTTGACCTGGCCTATCAGCAGACCGAATTTCACGGGGTCGATGTCGCTCATGGTGCTAAGGCGTTTTGGTTTTGGGACTCGGGGGCGAGGGTGTTGGTTACTTGACGCGACACTTCTCCAATTGCCGGAGCAATCGCTGCACGCGCAGCAGGGCGCCAAGTGGACTGTTCAGCGGCGATACGCAACAATTTTTGACGCTCCTGTGCCGGCAGACCGTTCAGCAAATCCAACATGCTTTGGTTGGATTCTGCCGCTTGTCGAAGCAAGTCGATAGTCTTTTTGTTCAGCCGCTTTTCAACGTCTGCCAACCGCATATTGGTTGCGGTGACCGCCGGGCTGAACCAGTTAGGAATGCGCAACTTAGCGCGGTTGGCCTCAAGAATGCGCGCCAGCTCTTCGGTGCCGCCTGCGGCTTTTGACGCCGCCTCTTTGTCGAGCTCAACGCGCTTGGCTATCTTGTCGAGAGTCGGCATTTCGGCAGACATCTCCTTGAAGATGCTGTAGCGTCCGGGTCCAAACATGGCCTCTACCGCGTCAGGACTGTCGCCTCGCACCAACGAGACATACGATTGCGGGGAGTCTTTGAACATCTCCAACGCTTGCGCGGCCATCTGCTTGCGGGCAATGACGTCCATGCCTTGCGAGTAGGTGTCAAGGTACTGACGCCAGCCTGTGCCGCCGGCGTTTTCAATCGCGCTGTCGATCAGTGGACGAAACTTGTCCACCACTGCTGCGGTAACCTTGGCCGCAGCCTTTGGGTCATCTTGCTTCAATACGTCGCGTACGCGCTGCGCCACGCCTTCCTTGCGCAGTGTGTACAGGTCGTGCGCGTCGATCACACCACCGTTGCGTTGGGCAAGGTTCGTCAGGTCGTCCTTAAGCAGCGACATAACGCGCGTCACATCGGTGCTGGCGCGGATGCCTGGCGTGTTCAGCGTCGTATCAATCGTCCGCACGACCGGCGCGATGTCAAGCGGGCGCAGGCCATACGTTTCCAAACTGCCAATCTGACGGTCGATGAAGTCACGCTCGGCGCGGCGCTGCTGGGCGATGTCACCAAACAGGTTGGCTGTCTCTTGGAATTGACGAGATGCTGCCGCCTGCGTTCTAGCGGCTTGCGTGGCACTGACGGCGGGGATCTGTCCCGGCGCGACGCGCTGCAACTGTTGCGCCGCCGCTCCCGCGCGTTGCGCGGCTTCAGTGCCGGTTTTGCCGGCCTGCTGCAGCGCCGACACCATTGACGCCTGCTTTTGATCGCGGCGAGGAACAAGCGCGCTCATCGCGCGCTGCGCCTCGTTAGCCGCCGCCAGTTCGGTTTCACGCAGCGGCGCTGTTTGCGCTCTCAACTCGCGCTTGCCTGCCTCGGCAGACTCCCTCGCCGCCGTTTGCGAAGTGCCGCCGGCCAACGCGCCCAACTGCGATTGGGCCAGATCTTTCTGCCGCCGCGCAACGTCGGCAGCAAAGTCGGTGGGCTCAAAAGCCAGCAATGACTGCCAAGCCTGGCGCGGCGATTGGGCCGTCGCTTGCGCTGGGGTCATGCCGGCATCTGCAGCCTGCAAAGCCCCGCGAATATCTTCGATGTCACGTCCTGCGGCTTGTTGGGCGACATTGGTGGCGCGCCGTTCAGCCATCGTAGACAGCGGTTCTGCCACACGTTTGACGCCTCGCAGCAACGCCCCGGCGCCGCGACCAATAACCTCACCTTGCACGGCTTCTTCGGCGGCGGCTGGCAGATTGGGTTGCTGGCCTTGCAGCGCTTCCGTCACACCCCTTGCGCCGACAAACCCTGCAATGCCGCCGCCAAGAGTTCCGACCGCCCTGCCTACAGGGCCGAGCGGTGCTGCAACTTGCGCGCCTCGGCGGGCACCTTCAAAACCGGCCAACATCTCAGCAGACGGCTGCATGATGCGGGATAGCATACCGACGTTCTGACCAGCGCCCGCCGCCGCGCGACGGCCAACAGGAATTTCGGTGGCTGGGGGTGCCACCATGCCGGGGGCCGCGCCGGGGATCTGGCCCGCGGGCGCGGCGGTCCGTGTCAAATAAGCCAAGACTTCTTGAGGCTGGTAGCCGCTCTCCAGCGCCTTGGCAACCTTGGGCTCTTTCTGCTTAAGGAAACCGGCGATTTCGGCGTCGGAGTAGCCGACTTTACGAGCCTGCTCGATCTGTCCGCTCAGGTCAGCCATAGATCGCCCTTACTTGAAAATGCTGTCCAACGACGGGCGCGCACCTGTTGGCGGCGCGCCGGCCGCGGGCGCGGCAGCGCCCATGACAGGCGAAGCAAGCAACTGTTGCATGGCGGCGTCCAACTCAGGCGACCAAGCACGCCCCGCGCGCACACGCGCGCCTTCAATCGCTTGCGTTAGTCGCTGACGTTTGACTTGACGCGTCGGCGGATCATCAGACCATGATGGAAGGTATGCGCTCTTCTGTTGCGCCAACTGCTCTTTGTTGTACGCGGCGCCCGTCGAAAGATACAACAACGCATCAAGAATGTCGTCTTGTGCCGACGACACAATCTGCCGGTCTGTACTTCGCACAAGATTAGTGGCGCGGCTAAGAAGCGGAACGTTCTCCATGCCGGCTTCAAGCGCTGTAGGTGCCTCGGCTTTTTTGTTAGCCGACAGCACAGTCGAAATTTCTTGCGCGCGGCGCAGCAAACGCTGAGTAGCTGTAGATGCTTGCTGTTCAGTGACGTTAGCTGGTTTACCGGCAGGCTCTGCGGGTTTGCCGCCCGCAGTTGCGCCACCGCGAGCAGCGGGGGCGCGAGTAGCCGGTCCACCAGGAATAGCCTCCAGATTGCCGCTGTCGGTGAATCTATAGCCCACGGGCGCCTTTGGCGCGGCAGGCGCTGGCGCCGCAGCGCCCGGCGTCGGTGCGCGTGGCGGCAAAGTTGGCGGCATCCTGTACTCACCGGCTTCAATATCAAACGGCCCGTATGGCGTGCTCATGTACCGTTGACGCCCCAAAGCGGCTTCTATCTGCTCCTTGACGCTGCGGCCTTGCATCGCCAACGCTTTGACTTGCGCTTCGTTGTACTCAGGCGGCAAACTCGCGCCGAATTGCGGGTTAAGCGCAGACAAACGTTCGCGAATAGACGGGTACGTTTCAGGCGTTGCGCCGTACAAGAGTCGTGATGCCAGATCAACCGTTTTGATTTCGCGCTCAAGTTCCGCTGTTTGCGCAGCGCGAGTTTCCTGCGCGCCGCGCTGCTGGGCCAAAAGATTTCGCTCTTGCCGCTGCTCGGCCTGCGCTTGCCGCTGCGCCAGCATGTTCTCGCGCTGCATCGCCATCTGTTCAACTTGCGCCTGACGCAGCATGTTGCGCTCGGCGTCAGCCTGGCGCATCTGCAGCCCTTCCATGTACCGCGCCCCGATGCTCGGGGTCTGCGCAAGGATTCCAAAATTGACGGCCATGTCTACTCCTTAACCACCGCCACCAGGCATCAGATACGTCGGTTGCGACCCGTACATCCTAGCGTACAAACTGGCGATGTCGCCGGCACTGCGCTGATACGCGCTGCCGCTGGCCAACAGCGCGTTGGCCGCGGTGTTGCCTTGGTTCATCATCAGGTTGCCAATGTTGGACGCCGTGCCGGTCAGCAGGTTGCCAGCCGACGTGCTGTAGTTCTGTCCTGCTGACGTCAACTGCTGTGCGGTCGTACCGCCGACGCCCGCCAACCCGGCCAGTCGGTTGTACTCCTCGCTCTCGCGGGCGCGCAACGCGTTGTACTCGGTCAGCCCGCGGTTGAAGGCGTTGCCGTATTCCTGCGACGCCGCCTCTTGGCCGTAACGAGTCAGCGCCTTGCCCGTGCCGCCACTGAGCAGACCGCCGCGAGCCGCCGCGCTGCGCTCCAGCGCCTTCAGGCCCTCGCTCAAACGGAACCCGTAGCCGGGATCAGTCGTCAACTGGTCAGGCCGGAACTGGAACGCCGGGGGCATCGCGTTGGTGCGGCCTTGCATCAGCGCCAGCGCGTTGGTGCCTGCGTCATAGAACGGTTTTTGCCGCGCGACCGCCTCGTCGTACATGCGCTGCTGCAGCGCCAACGCTTCTTTTGCCGACTCGCGCTGCAGTTCAGCCGCGCGGGTGGCCGCAGCGCCAGAGGCTTCTGCTGCGTTCTCAGCCGCATTGGCAGACATGACACCGCCAATTATCGACGATGCCGCAGGGATGATGAAACTGAAAGGGTCCACAGCAGTTGCTCCTCGTGCAGCCGCGCTGGCCGCTGCAGATGTGGCGGCGGTAGCACCGGGCGCGCCGATGCCGGGTGCAGCATTGGCCGCAGCCGCAGCCGCCTCGGGGGCCGCGCCAGCCGCAATCGCCGTGTCGTACGCGGTGGTCTGCGCGCCGCTCATTCCAAAATCAGCAGCCGACATGCCCGCAAAGCCAGCAGACGGCGTGATGCCCGACGCGGCGGCAGCAGCGTTGTACCCGTAGCCTGGCGTGCCAATGGCAGCTTCCAGCGCAGCGGGCGTCAGTTGCGCGGTTGCCGGGGCTGCCAAGGTGTTGACTGCGGCAGGCGCGGCGGCAGCAGCAGGCAGCGCGGCGGGGGCAATCGCGGCGTTGTAAGCCGCAGTCGTCCCAAATTCAGGAATTAGCCCTGCGGCGATATCAGCAGCGGCTACGTCTGCTGCTGTTGCACTAGCAGCCCCAGCACCAGCCCCGGCGCCGCCGCCGCCCGCCAACGCAGGCGCTAAATAGTTGGCGCCAAGATAAAGAGCAACCATCGGCGCAAGTTTTTCAAAAACTGAACCGGAACCCCTTATTTGCTCACCTTGCAGCGAACCGTCTGGTGTCAATAGCCCAAACGTTACTTTTCTTTTATTTATTTGATCTGCTTGAGCCGCAAGATCATAGCCTGCTGCCTGCGCTTTTTTAATAAATCCCGTGAACTCCGGCGCAATAACATTATCTGTCCCACCTTCTGCTTCCGGGTTTGAACTTGGTACTGCATTGTAAAACGGGCCGGTATACCCCAAAGCCTTTGCGTAAGGTATCCAGTTGCTGGGCTCGCTCAAAAAACCATATTCATACGCAGGCCCCGTTTTATACCAGCCAGAATCTTGGTCCCAAACGTCCTGAACTTGTGGCCCTATATCTGCCGCCGTAAGGTATTTTTTAGCCATTACCTCAGCCCCCAACCGTAAACTGTGTGCGTCCGCATGTTCGTATCACTGCGTCAAATCGTAGAAGGTCAAAGATTGCCCTGCCTCACCTTACCCAATGCGCCAGTTGGTGCCGTCGCTGTACACGGGAACGCCGTTTGCCCCGCCAGCAGCCACAATCGACGCGAACGTCGTGGCGTTGGCGTCGGTCACAAACGCCCGTGCCCCAGCCCCTGCTGTGGCCGCAGCGGGCAGTGTAGCCACCGTCAGCGTGCCGTGGTTGAAATACTTGACGCTGAACGTGAGCGTCAAGCCTGGCACGCGAAACGACGTGACGCTGCTGTTGCCGATGGTGACTTCGTTGCTGACCGTGGCCGATGACGCGTCAGCGTCGAACCCGATCACCGTGTTGTTCGCGCCGGTCGTAATGCTGTTGCCGGCTTGGTAGCCCACAGCCGTGTTGTTGCCACCAGTGGCCAGCAGCAGCGCGTCGCTGCCGAGTGCGGTGTTGTTGCTGCCGGTGGCCACCGCGTTCAACGCCCGGTAGCCGATGCCGGCGTTGTAGTTCGCCGTTGTAGCCGCCGACAGCGCATCGTAGCCAACGGCCACGTTGTAATCCCCGCTGGTGTTAGCGTCCAGCGCCTGCGAACCGACAGCGACGTTTTGAAAGCCGTCCGTGTTTGACGTCAGGGCGTTGTACCCGACAGCGACGTTGTTCGACCCGGTGGTGTTGCTGTCCAGCGCCGTGTCGCCCACAGCGATGTTGGTGGCCACGCTGCTAGCACCCAAGCCGACCGCGACGCCGACATCAACCGCAAGTTGATACGACGCAAAGATGTTGTCGTCCGTCTTGATGGTGACGCCGAGCGCCGTCTCCAACACGAACTTGTATGACGATCCTTCCGTCAGCCAAATCTGCGCGGGTGTACGGCCTGCGCTGTCCAGCACGATGGGGTTGGCGTTGGCTGTGCCGCCAGTGTTGCTGGTGTATGTGGCAACAGGCGTCGTCGTGCCAGCAGCGTATGTGTAGATCAGCCCACCGTTGAGCGGCACGCCGTTGTTGTCGAAGAACTGAGCGCCTGCGCCGGCGTATTGGGAAAGGCTAACCGCCATAGTGCCCTCTTACTGTTGAATCTGGCTCACCGCCAGCACAATTGCGGGCGCTGCTGGGGCAAACGCCGTCGCAGCGACATTATCCACAAGGATGGCCGTATCGTCCGCAGCGAACATGATCTCAATGTAGTCGTTTGCCGCCAACGAGAAAAACTCGGCCATGGCCACGGCGGTGTACCCGTTGTTGATGTTGATCGTCACCAATCGAGCCGTGTTGGCGATGTTCGTGCCGTTCTTGCGGAACCACAGCCAAACCGTTTTGGCGCTGCTGCTGGTGCTGCCGATCTGGACGGTGGCGTTGAACTGGTACAAGCCTGACTGCGACAGTACGATGCGCGAGGCCGGCGAGCCAATGCTGATGCCCTCGGAAATGTCAGCGTTGTCGAACGTCAGCGCGTAGGCCGTGTTGATGAGCGCGGGCGATTGGTCGCTGGTTTTGCTGAACTCGCCGTAGTACTTCTGCTGCTCAATCGTTGGCCGCACAAAGATGACGCCTGCCGTGGCGCTCTTGATCAACACCGCGGCCAACGGAATCACGTTGTTCGGCGCGGTAGGCTTGACGTTGGTGAACGCCCCGGCCACTGTCGGGCTGGCGTACAGAATGTCGCCGACGTTGAACGCGCTGGTGTCGATGCCGCTGACCTCGCCCCACACGCAGCACAGCCCCGTCGATCCGCTGTCAGGTATCTGCTCGGCCAGCACGCCAAGAATGAACAGCGTGGGCGTGCTGCCGTCAGCCAAGTACGGCGCGACCGACAGCACGTTGTTGGACCCTACACCCGCAAACCCCACCACCGTGCCCTTGGGCATCGTTGACCCGGTGGAGTTTTGCACGATGGTGTATTGACGCAGCGCAGAATTCTCAACTGAAGATTCCAGCAACTGAAAGAAGCGAAACCAGGCGCGGGTGGTTAGCGCCCCAGCGTCTACCAGCGGGTCACGCGAAGCCGGCACGCGGGGGGCCAGTTGCATATCAGGCGCGGGTTGGGCTCATGAGCACTTCAGCACCCATGATGGCGATCTTCGCCGGGTCTGTGCCGCTAATCTCGTACACGCGGTCGCGCAGCTTGAGCGTCATGCCCAGCCGGCGCCAGAACACGCGCTTGCCGTACTCGCCGATCTTGCCCATGCTGGCCCAATGCTCGTTTGACCAAGTGTGACCGCCGTCGTCGCTCCAACGCAGCATGACTTGCGGATCAATGTTGGGCTGCTCCATCACTTTTGCTGAAGCAATGGTCAGTTGAGAACTTACAAACGCGGTGCCTGACAGCAGCGAGAAAGTTATGTATAGGACGCCGCCGGGCGACGTGAATGTAGTTGTTCTAGTTGTGTTAGTTGCTCCTGCAAAAGTATACACATCGCTTGCATCTGGGCTAGTGCCCACCTTAATTCTAAATCCAGACGCCCCGGCTTTGACATAGCCAAAAGTTAACGTTACTAGTTGCCCAGCACTTGATGTAAAAGGTGTGTATATGTACGCTACGCCGCCCGTACTGGAAAGGTCAATATTGTTGTTTATTACGGAAAACACCGCATTTCCGCTTCCCGTCCATCCGTCTGTGTTTACAAACGGTTTGCCGGGGTTAGAGACAAGTTCTCTTGGTGCAGGTCTACCCACAAACCCAGACTCGCAGTCCAACTGCAGCGTGTGTTGCGCCGTGCGCTTGAGGTTGTTCTGCCCCGTGGGAAGCGCACGCCATGACCGCAGCCACCGCTGCGTTTCTTCGTTGTCACTGTATATCTCAGGGTCAAACGCATAGACACGCCCGTTTTCCCAATCCCCTACCAGCACCTGGCCGGCAAAGTTTGCCTGGCAGTTGCTGCGGTGCCGCACGAACTGCACACCGTCCCAGCCGGCGCGCTCATGCCAAGCGCTGGTGGCGACGTCATAGCACCAGGTCACGTTGGCGGTCGGGAACGTCAGCATGTAGTACGAATGGCCGTCCTGCTGGTACGAGTACCCAATCGCATCGTTCAACACACCGTACTGCTGGATCTGCCACTCGACGGCGTGCGTGCTGATGCGCTGGCCGTTGTAGCCGTTGTTGCGGTAGACGACGCCGTTGCCGCGCGCGTCCGCGCCCAGCCAGAACACCGAGTTGTCCAACTTGGCCACGCTGTAAGGGGCTGCGCAGCCGACCTCCATGAACGCGCCGGCAATGCGGGCAAGCGGGAAGTCGGCCAGCCCCGCGTTGTACCAGACTTCAATAGTGTTGGTGCCGAACAGCCACACCTCGCGGTGGTTGACGTTCAACGCCACTACGTTGTCGGGGTTGCCCTCGGCGCTGGCGAAGTCCAGCGGGTCAATCTGCGTGCCGTCGTTGAGCGACGTCACCCAGAACCGCTGACTGTTAGGTTCGTTGAAGACGAAGTAGCCGTCCAGATAGCCGACCGTCACCGCGCCGGGGAAGTCTGGGTCTGTGATCTGAGCAAAAACGCCCGTGCTGGCGTTATAGATGAACGCGCTGGGGTTGCAGGCGACGAACAACTGCGTGCCGTTGTCCACCATGCTAACCGGGCCGCTGCCGTTGATCAAACCAAGTTCGGTCACGGCGAAATTGCCGTCAACGCGGTACAGCTTGCCGCCAGAAGCAACGTACAGGTAATCCCCGAAAGCCCACAGCCCTCGTACCGGGCCTTCGCCTACAGTGGCTACCAATCGCAGGCCAGCGCACCGCTGCAGAAACGCTGCCTCTTTGCCGCCTTCGGGGATGATCTCCGGAAACAGGTTCACACATCGACTATCCGCAGCATTGACGCTGCGGGCCACATAGCTGGAGCCGAGGATGGGCGTGCGCATCAGTAATTGCCACTATACACGTTGAACCGCTGGCGAGTAGCCACCAGTGAGTACGGCAGGCTCATGATGTCGTCAGGGTTGTTGATGCGCTTCAGGTTGCGCTTGGACGTCATGGCGATGCGCTGCACTTGCGGGCTGGGCTCGACACCAAACTCAGGCGCGATCTCCATCGCCAAGTTGTAGACGAACGCCCGCAGATAGCCTGGCGGGAACGACAGCACCGTAGACAGCGTGGCCGGCTGCGTCAACTCCTCAACCGAGATGAAATGCCACTCCAGCAGCCGCGTGGGCACCGGGTAGATGTACATCTCAATGTTGGGGTAGGTCATGTTGACCCACAGCACCTGCGGGTACGTTGACGTAACCGTCTTGACCGCAATCCCGTTGTATTGCTGCTGGTTGATGATCTTGATGCCGAAGCTGACGTTCGTGCTGGGGTCGCGGAAGTACGTCGCGTCGTCCAGCAGAATGGGCCTGTTGCCCACAAAGTCGCCCGTAGGCCCCAGCGTGCGGCTGATCGTGCTGGTGGGCCAACTGAAGACTTGATCCTGCGTAGAGAACACCGACAACCGTTCGGTGTTCCACGATTCGATCATCTGGTTCAGCGCCGTCAGCGAATCCTGCATGACGGCGGCAGAAGACGTTTCACCCTCTGCCAAAACGCCCAGCAGACGCAGGGCGCGGTTGATCTGGTCACCCGCGGTGGTGGACATGCTCGGGCTCCTTGCGACGGCGGCGGCCCAGCGTGTTCACGGGCGGCGCGGTGTCGGGTTCATCCTTGGTGCCGGGAGTATACCGCTCCCATCCGCTACGCTCATCGTAAGCCGCTTCCATTTCCAGCGTGGCGATCTTGGCGCCATGAATGGGGTGACGCAGATAGATGTTGGGCATAGAGAAGACGGGGGCCGAAGCCCCCGTTTTGCTTACGAAGCCATCACAACCCAGTCGGTGCCATCGCACACCAACATGGCCCAAGCACCTGCGGTGCCGGCGAGGATTGCCGTACCGGCGGTATTGGAGTTGATCGGCTTGACGTTGGACGACGCAGACACGACGGTCTGGGCGGCAATCGTCTTGATCCACACCACGCGGCCAGTGTTGGCCGAAGCAGTGGGAAACGTGACGGTGATGCTGCCCGCGCCGTTGCAGACGACGAAGTTTTCCGTGTCAGCCAGAGAGAACGAAGCCGTCTTGGTGACGGGCGCGTTCAAGTCCAGTTGCGTGCCGTTCAGAGCGCCCGTGACCGCGACCGAAGCGCCAGTGATGGCGCCCGTGACGGTCACGCTCTCGAACAGCGGGTCGGCGTAGGCAACGCCGATTGCTTTGGTATCAGGCATGATGCTTCCTTATCAGGCCACGCGGTACAGCGTCCAAGCACCCGCGGCGCTCTTGCGAGCAACCATGCTTGCGCCGGTCGTGACGGGGATCGTCATGGTCAGCGAACCCGAGACAGTCCAACCGGTGCCCGCGGCGATGATCGCGGTAGCGGAAGACGTGCCGAGGTTGACCACACGGAAGGTGAACGTGGTGCCAATCCGGTCAGAATTGATCAGCACGTTTTCCAGGTCCGTGACCGTGGGCAGCGTGTAGGTCTGGGCCGCGGCAGTGACGCCGCTGTTGGCCAAGATCAGACCGTTCAGCACTTGCGCGGGGGTCAGGGTTGCAGTAGCGGTAACCGCCACCGGATCTGCGGTCAGGTCAATGAACGGGTCGTTGACGTTGCCGTCACCAAGCTGGTAGCCACCAGCGCCATTAGGGAGAGCCATGATGAGTTCCTTTCAGATGAAGTTCAGAACGGGGGCCGCTATACGCTTAGCAGCCCCCGTTTCGGTTTAGCCCCAGAGACGGCAAGCCATCTGCGGGCGGATCACGCCGTAGCCGTACAGCACGTCGATCCGGCAGGGCATCCGGTCGTTGTTGATGTCGTACTGACGCACGACACGCAGGCTGATGCCGTTGTGGTTGGCACGGCTGGCCATGTCCACGCCTTGCGGCAGGAGCAGGTCGGCGGTGGCAAACGTGATGGCGTCCTTGTGGTAGACCAGGTTCTGCGGGTACTGCGTGGACGCAGCGCCGATGAACGTGACCGTTTGGCTGTTGGCCGGCAAAGAGCTGACGGTGGCCAGCGCGTGGCTGGCCGAGTACATCGGAGCAACCGTGACCGTTGCCGCGCCGCCCGATGCAGTCACGTTTGCGAGCGCAACAAACTGGAACAGCGAGCCAGTGGACTCGCGGGTCTGCGGGTTCACCGCAAAGCAGCCCGCCACGGTGAACACGTCGCCAGCAAGAACGGTGTTGGTGCTACCCAAGCCGGTGAGCGAGATCGAAGTCGCGCCTTCGGTCGTCACTGCCGCCGCCGTCGTGCCGTTGGTGCGCGAGCCAGTCGTGAACTGCTTGATGGACTGGCTCATGTTGACTTCTTCGAAGCCCAGCACGCCAGTGCCCATCATGCCGTTCTTGAACTGCTTGCTGATGGTGTCCGTCGGATTGAACAAGCCCTTCATGCCTTCCACCAGACCAGCGTTCGCAGCGGGGTTGACCGTTGCGTACCGCGGCGACATCACAGCGGCGTTCTCGTTGAGCTTCTGCTGAGCTTGCAGCAGAACCAGCGAGGTGGCCGGCGTGGTGCCGGGCGTGCCGACAGAGTTGCCGATCTTGTTGAACGCGTTGGCCACGTCAGCGTCGATGCTGGCAGCAAGCTGGCTGATACGAGGCTTCAGCACACGATCCGCGAAGTCGTCCAACTGCATCGTCAGTTCGGCGGACGTGAAGTTCACGCCGATGTGCTTCTGCGAGGAGACGGTCAGGGTCGTGAACTGCTCGTTGTCGTCCTGCACTTGCAGGGCGGCGCCGTCAGTCACCAAAGCGCGGTCAGGCAGGCGGATGCGCAACGTGGAGCCGATCTTGGCTCCTTCGACAGCGAAACTGTCGTCGTACTGGCGATTCACGTTGCGTGTGAGCACCAGGTTGTTTTCCAGAATCTCCAGGGCTTTCCTGGTGATCATGTCAATGGTCAGAATGCTATTGGCCACAGCGGGCTCCTTTCAAATTTAGCGATTTGCCTGAGCCTGCATCTTTCGCATCTGTCTTGCTCGTTCGGCTTCAATCCACTCCGACGTACTCATGTTCTTGATGGAACGCGGGTCAGTCGTGTCATACGACGGGTTGTTGCCGCTGCGTGCGGTGACGGGTGTGATCGGTGCTGGTGCAGACGTTGAACGTTTGACGGGCGGATTGTCGGCCAGTTTGGCTTCGATCTTCCCAATTTCCTTGGCTTGCAGGATGGGCGGTAAGCGAGCGATACGTTCCGTTTCCTTGACGTTGGTGCCGAGGTAGTACGCTACGTCGGGGCCAATGTCAGATGCGCGGATGGTGTCAGCCATGACAGCCGTGATGGGCAGCTTAGGGTTGTAGGCGACCTGTTCAAAGTCGTCGTACTTTTCCCTGGCTTGCTCCTCGCGGTCGTGATAAGCCTCCAGCAATTCGGCTTGCTGCTTCTGCATCTCCCGTTGCGCCAGTCGCTGCTCGACCTTCTGATCGGCCAACGCTTCCGCGTAGGCTTCAGTCGATTCGAACTGCTCGGCAGACGGTAGTTGCTTGGGCTGCTCGGCCACGGGCGGCTGTGCCCGTTGACGCTCCCACTTACGCTGCTCTCTATCAAGCCGTTTCTTGACAATGGCGTCCAACTCCTCTTGAGTAAACGTCTTTGCCTGTTGTTCGACTTCCGGCTCAGTGCCCTGTTGTTCAACAGGACTCGCTTCCGTAACTGCCGTGGGTTCCGGTGCGGCTTGTGCGGTGTCGATCTCCGCTGCGACTTCTTGGCTCATGCGAGGGCCTTAGAAAACCTGGTCAACGGGCCAGTACGATTGATAGTACCACTGTACATCAAAGGTTTCAAATCGTCACGTTGCCGTTGGGCAGCGGAACTGGTATTGGCGCGGGGCCAGGAGCGGGGCCAGGCGCGGGGCCAGGCTCAGGCGGCAATTGGTAGTCCACCCACTGCGTTTCACTCTGGCTCCACTTCCACACATAGCCCTCGACCGGCGCAGGCTCCACTGGCCGCACCACCCACCCAGGCGGGCACCACCAGACCGTTTCCTCGCCCTTTCCAGGCACAGGAGGCTCAGGCACCTCCACCCAGCCGGGCGTGCCGTCCGTCTCAGGCTTCGGGATGGAGCCGTTTTTGCTGTAGAGCGTCATAGCGTCGGGAAGGCTGCGGTGGGTGCGGTGAAGTTAGCCGTGTAGCGGGCGTAGCCGTTGGTGATGCGGAGGTCTTGGATGTAGCCAGTAAACAGGTCGGTAATCAAACGGCTAGCACCAACGTACAACGGACTAGTCTGGTTGAAGTCCGTAGAAACAGTGGCAACGCCAGTGTTAACGCCGCCTACATAAATCTTGGTCTGGTTTGTGCCTGTGCCCTCTCGCACAACTGCTACATGCGTCCAAGTGTTTGATGAAAGGACGGCAGAGACAACAGCAGTAGACCCAAAAATAAATTGAATTTCGTCTGAACCGCTTATTTGTATTTGCCACCCAGTATTAGAACCGCCTTTACTTACAAGCGCTTTTGTGACTATTACAGGTGTCGAGGCGTACAACCAAAACTCAACCGTAAACGGCGCAGTGCCGAACCGCAGTTCCGGCTTGTCAATGACAGTCAAATAGTCGCCCGTGCCATCAAACGACATGCTGGTTGGTGACCACTTCGCCTGCGTGGTGCTGACCTGCGCATTGCCCACGGTCTGACCATCGTTGATCGTGGC